CGGCGAAGCGGATGCTATCCAAGAGGGTGAGGACGTAAGGTGGGGTCACATCGTGGCCTCCCCAAGCATCAATGCCACAAGACTCTCTGAACTTTCCAGTCCAGAACGTCTTAGAGGCATTCACCTTCAAGCCCAAATACTCAAGGGCTTGGATAACAGTTGGGCAGTCGTCTCTGGGGACGATAATATCGTCCCCAAAGACAGAACATCTAGCTGATGCATCTTCTATTGTACGCGTTGAGATCCGAGCACGGCTCAGATAGAGTCGAACAGAGACAGCAACGATACAGTAGATTATCGACTGCACCGGAAAAGTGCAAGCCGATCCCATTGGAGCGAATTTCTTCAGAACAATCCCAAAAGAAGGGAACCCTGAATGTTCGTTCCATCGGACGCTTCGTGTTCTGCAGGCGTGGAGACGTTCCAGGAGCGTAGTATTACTCCTGAAGCATCTTTCCACTGTCCAGCAAGACAGTCGGTCACTAGCGGAAGAAAGATCAATCGTGGCAAACGAGCCATCTCTTGATCCTCTAAGGGCAAACTCTCTATTTCTGCCTTGGTCGAGAAATCGAACCGCAGCATGAATAGGTGTTTGCTCCAGTCTTCCAACAAGCTGGGATAAAACCAGCTGCTGCAACCACTGATGGCTTGAGGGTTCCGCGGCGATAAGCCGAGGTCCTTTTGCACTCTTTGGTACAGCAATGATCTTGGAGCTAGGCTCGTGAGAGCGATACTCCAAGGACGTCCTGTCCAACCCAAACGGGGCACCAACTGAAGGTGTCCCGTAAGAGTCGTATGGGAAGATGGCATCTGTCTTTGGCGTCCAATTGGGGAAATCATACTTTGATTCTCCTGTTGTGACGTCAGAAACAACGCCAGGACCATGCCGAGGGAGTTCCTGTGGCCTCTCAAGATGGAGGTCACCGAAACTAGACGCCACAATATCAGCAACGCGCTGGATTGTGTCGACCAGCCCCCGATCTAGCCCCGGCGCCATTTCTGGCGCCGGGGGTTGATCGGGAAAGGCTAGTACAAGCTGATCCGTCGATTGGACTAGGGAGTCGGCAAGATGCAGACGCCTAGCCACGTGCAAAGTATGCT